TTCTTGAGAGTAAGGAACCATTACAGCATTTCCATATTCACTTGTAATCATTAATGATTCTCCATTTTCAACCCTTTCCATAAGGTTATCAAAATCTTCTTGAAATTCTTCCACTGTAAATTTTTTCATTTTAGTTTTGGTCCTAACATCCAAGCTACAAGAGATATTCTTTGTCCCTTTAAAACAGGAGTTACTCTATGTGGAGTTCTAGAATCAAAGATAATTATAGATCCTTTCTTTTTAGTAGTTGTAACTACTTTTCCATGCCAGTCAATAAACTGCAACTTTCCACCACTGTATTCATTAGGATCGTTTAGAACAATACTTGCACTAAGTTTTCTTGTTAGTGTTTTGTCTCCAGAAGTTCCATAGTCAGAATGCCATCCATAAAAATTATTTTTATTATATCTGGTTACCTGAATTTCTTCCATCTCAGTCAAGTCATATTCCCAAAGCTCTCTATTAGCAATATGGAAATAGTGAGTAAAAATGGTAGATACCCAATCAAGTTCAGTTAACCAAGAAACATCACACTTTCTAATATCTGGAACTTCAGCACCTTGCTCGGAAGTTCCAACCATAGCAGATTCCCAATCATCTTCTTCTAATTGAGAAATTCTTTTATCAATTAATTCTACAATATAATCTGGTAATTGCGCTTCAAAAGTCAATACTGCTGACGCTACTTTATGATCACCGATCATATTTTCGCGTATGAGTTTTAGATTACCATCCTCATCAAGTTCATCATCTGGATCACGATCTTCGTCTTCATTATCTTGATTAATGATAGGTTCTAATTCTTTTTCATCAGAACTTAAATTTTCTTCAGAAGAATTTTTTTCAATAATTTCTTTAGAATTCTCTTGATCAGTCATTTCTTTTTTATAATTATCAATAGTATGTATAAGGAAAATCGGGATGACAGGATTTGAACCTGCGGCCGTCCGCTCCCAAAGCGGATGCGCTACCAAACTGCGCTACATCCCGTTATTTTTTTCCCGATGCACAAACATTATACCAATGATTGGAACAATAGTCAAGCCAAGTCCACAAAAACCTATCCAAATTGGATTTTTTGCAAGTACTTCAACCAAGTGAAAGATCATCTTTCCTCCAGTCTTTATATTTATAAAGTGTCGTCATCATCTTCTTCATCCTCATAAGTAGAAGGTTCTTCAAAGAGTTCCATCATTTTTTGTTCGGTAACTCTTTGTTGTAATTTTGCTATGTCTTCGTCTGTAAATCTAACCACTAGTAAAGGATCTCCTGCTTTAACGTCGTTAAGTTCTGGATGTTTTACTTTTGGACTTTTTGAATACCCATGATGGGCATTCATAATCATCCATCCTTGCACAAACATTGATATAGAAATAACTAGTAACACAAACCAAGGAACCAAATATATTAGTTCAGAGTGATTTTGAGCCATGGAAGTAGAGGTGGAATTACCCCAACGAGTCTTAAAAGTCCCTCAGCAAATAAAGCAAGAACCACCCAACCGACGCACATACTAATGATAGAAGCATTACGGTTGTGTCGTCGTATTGCTGCATCGATCATCTCCTTCACTTCTGTACGAGTTACGTAATCATCATCGAATGGTTCCATCATTTCTCGTCTCCAAGAAATTTTGCTAAAGGATCTCTTCTTGTTTTAACAATTTCAACTGCTCTTTTATAGAACATATTGTCGGTGTTACCAGAAGTTTCAAAAGTTTCTTTGATTTTCACCCAATTATCGTAGGTGTGTTGATCCATAAGGATTTTAATTAGTATACTACTATATACTAATCAAGTAAATTTCAACGTCAACGTATTGTGTGCAATGCGTAACACTGTTGAAGAAATTATTAAATTTGTAATTTATCTTAAAACGGAAAGGGTGGGATTCGAACCCACGGATGCTTTCACATCGCTAGTTTTCAAGACTAGAGCCTTCAACCACTCGACCACCTTTCCAAAATTTAGCGAATTTCAAAATCCAACTTACGGACTTTTCGCTGTCTTCTTGCTTCTTGATATGCAAGATCTGTTGATGAAAGAACATTCTTTTGTTCTTTCTGTGTAGAGTTTACCATAACTACTCTACTTAAGTCAATAGCAGATACACCATCCCCCTTTACGGTCATCATATTTGAACAACCACAGCACTGAGTTTTTGTAGGATGACTGGTTATTTCTTTATTGCAGTCTTTACACCTTACTACCAACATTTTAAACACCTAACATTAAATATTTTATTGTAATTTAGTAAACCAGAAGGACATTGTATATCTTGAATTGTTATCAACTTTTTCAACTGAATGAATATATTCCGAATTACTAAAAACTAAAGTTCTCCCAACTTTAGGTTGAACTTTAAAAGTCTCAGAAAAACAAGTGCTACCACCATTATAGTCATCATTTAAATATACTATACATGATAATACATCAGAAGGTGGATCATAATGACTTTTCATATATGATCCAGGTGGCCACTTTACAATTTCAGATCTTTGAAGTTGTATTTTTTCTTTTGAAATAGAAAAACAAAGTCTAATAACTTTATCGATTATTTCTTTAAATTCTAAGTACTTATCTGTTATATTTATTGGATAAGTTTTACCATATCTTTCTGCTAATTTTGAAGAGTTAGTATGATAATACTTGATGATATTTATACAATTTTCTTTTGAAAGAAAATCATCTTCAATGTAAATTAAAGACATTTTATATATTATTCTCAGTGGGCAATATCGGATTCGAACCAATGACTTACTGCTTGTAAGGCAGCCACTCTACCGCTGAGTTAATCGCCCATTTCCCCTGTCTGGGAATCGAACCCAGTTTCCATGTGTGTTGTCCACCCGTCATTACCAATAGACTAACAGAGGATTGTGGTAGGTGTTGGAGACTTTACCTATGTCCCCACTCTTTACATTCACCCAAGCACCAGACTTGCTTAGACCTGGGGAGCGGTTTTGGCACCTACATTTATGGGAAAGGAGAGATCTTGGGCAAACCCGCAGGATCACTTTCCCAACTCCACAACCTGGATTCGAACCAGGGACCAAATGATTAACAGTCATCTGCGCTACCGCTGCGCCATTGTGGAATAAGAACCCGAAGGTTCAGAGCGGGGTATCGGAATCGAACCGACGACATCTAACTTGGAAGGATAGCGTTCTACCGCTGAACTAACCCCGCATTTGGGACTTACAGAATTTCCTGCCCATTGTTTTAATTATATATTAGTTTTCAATTCAAGTCAAGCTTTTTCAAAAACAAATTCTTTCCATTCATCAACTTTACTTTTTTCAAGATCCAACATAATTCTACTAAACGGCGCATGTGGAATTTTTCTTAATTTCATATTAGCATCTTTTAGAGATTTACTTCCCTTTTTAACATTGCAAGATGTACAACATGCAACTAGATTATCCCAAGTATCTTTTCCACCTTTTGATCTTGGAATTACATGATCAATTGTAAGATTTTCTTTTGTTCCACAATACTGACATTCATAATCATCTCTTTTATAAATTAAATTTCTTGTCGGAAATTGATTGTTCTGTGCGATAAAAGGTATTTTAACATAATTTACCAATCTAATAATTCTTTTTGAAATTACTTTCGCCTTTTCTTTAAAACAAAGAACCACCGCTCTTTTCCAATTTGTAAATTGAATTGGTTCATATGAACTGTTAAGAACCAGTATCGTAGAATGTGGTTCTATCGTATCCATTTTAGAACTCCAAAATTATTAGTCAATATAGTATTTTTATTTTAATAAGTCAAATTACGAAATAAAAGATCTTAGCATCCAAATAAACTTACCATGTACTTCATTGAGATCGTCAACTAGATTAATTGTTCCTTTTGATTTCTGATTTTCTGCTTCTTCCGAAACCTGAATTAAAAGATTTATGATAGTTTGATGGCCCTCTAATAAGTCACGAATCATACCCATAGAGTCAAGCGCACTATTTGCTTCTGGAATATGAGATACTTCCGTAATTCTTGATAAAGTTGGAACTGGCTTAATATTTAAATATCTCATATGTTCGGTAAGACGATCAATATGACCAAACATTGCTTCATACTGTTCTCCGAAGAGGTCATGAAACTGTTTGAAGTCATCGCCTACGACATTCCAATGATATACCCAAGTCTTTTGGAAAAGAACAAAAAGACTTGCCTGAGTATCGGATAGTAATTTATATAGGGTTTCCATCTTATTTTTTTTTAAATATTTATGAATAAAAAAGGCGAAGGGTCAGAGACTTGAACTCTGATCTTCGGTTTTGGAGACCGAGATGCTACCAATTGCACCAACCCGACAGGTTCTGAGGGTAGGATTCGAACCCACGAATGGCGGGACCAAAACCCGC